ATGGAGAAGCCTCAAACCCTCAGAGCTCTTGCTGCGTCGCTCGGAGAACCTCTGCAACGTATCCTTGTACAATGTGTGTTTTGCGGGGCACCTATGACCTGGCCGGATAAGGTTGCTTTTGAGAATAAGTGCCTTAGTGTGGTGTGGTGTAGAGAACGGTTTTTTGGAGCTTGTGTGAGTTGCACCAACGTTCGGTCCTATTGGGACGTGCTTAACAACAGGGGTCCTACTCTGGAAGCAACAGGAGTAGAGTCTCTGTTTAACAAGCCACTATCAGATATTCCTGTGCGGTGCATGTACTGTTTGGCACAGCTCACCGTTCTTGAAAAGATTGCGTGCGCAGTTAATGAGAGACCTTTTGTACTGGTGCGGAAGCTGTTCAGGAACACCTGCAGCGAATGCACGCAGTATGATCGGTCCTAAACCTACAATTAGAGATATCGACCTGGATCTGCGAGAAGTGGTCTTACCAGTGGACCTTCTTTCTGGCGAAACATTACCGCCGGAAGAGGTGGAGTCGCCTCCACCAGAGCCAGAACGCTTCAGGGTTGACAGCCGCTGTGGTGGCTGTCACACTCCGGTGAGGCTTTGTATACAGGTGGTACATCGCACTCTAGTGCACAAATTTGAGGAGCTGCTTTTAGAAGGCCTAGACATAGTGTGCGCAACCTGCCTGAAGGCCACCTTCGGATCTCGGAATGGCGGACGGTAAAGGTACAGATTCTGACTCTGAAAATGGCGGGTGGTATTTAGTGCAAGAGGCAGAGTGTGCAGATGATGATAGCTTGGAGGAGTTATTTGATGCTAGCACAGCGGAGTCAAGCTTTTCTGATTTCATTGATGATGAGGGTGATGAGCCAGATCAGGGAAATTACATGCGGTTGCTTCAGGAGCAGCAGCATGCTGAGACCCGGCAGCAGCTAAGTGAGTTAAAGCGAAAGTACAACCCCACACCGAGCCCGACCAACAAGGTTAACGATCTCAGTCCGCGGCTGCAGGCTGTACACATTACACCCCCCAAAAAAAACAGCAAGCGGAGGCTTTTTGAAGACAGTGGCATAGAAGGGTCCATGACCAATGGCATTGAAGATTCTTTTACAGCGATTCAGGTAGAGAGCCAAAATGGCGTGTCTGATTCTGTTCTGGAAATACTGAAAGCTAGTAATTCTGAGATTCTCATTCTCAGCAAATTCAAGGCAGGGTTTGGGGTAGGGTTCAAGGATTTGACTAGGAGTTACAAAAGTGATAAGACCTGCTGCACAGACTGGGTAGCGTTTGTTTTCGGGGTTCGAGAGGAGGTTTTGGAAGCCTCAAAGTCAACATTGCAGCAGTACTGTGAGTTTTTTCAGCTCACAATTAAGGTGGGGGTGTTGGGTAATATGGCGCTGTACCTGTTTTGTTTTAAAAGTACAAAGTGTAGAGAGACGCTTGCAAAGCAGCTGTGTGCGTTGCTCTGTGTGCAGCCTCAGCAAATAATGGCACAGCCGCCAAAAAATAGGAGCGTCCCTGTAGCTCTTTATTTTTACAAGGGCAGCACCCATGCTGACACTTTCAAATTTGGAGATTTTCCCGCCTGGCTGTCTAAACAGACACTGCTGTCTCACCAGGGGGCCGATACGTTTGAACTGTCTAATATGATTCAGTGGGCATATGATATGGACTATACTGACGAGGCAGAAATAGCCTTTAATTATGCACAGGAGGCGGACCATGACCCAAATGCAGCGGCATGGCTTAGAAGCAATGCCCAGGCTAAGTATGTCAAGGACTGCTGCAGAATGGTGAGGATGTATAAGAAACAAGAAGCTAGAGAGATGAGTATGTCTCAGTGGATTTATAAGTGCTGCAGCAAGGTTCAGGACGAGGGGGACTGGACAGAGATCCTGCGATTTCTTAAGTTTCAGGAAGTTAATGTTGTTTGTTTTCTGGGGGCGCTGCGACATTTGATAAATGGCACCCCTAAAAAACATTGCATCCTGATACATGGCCCATCTAACACGGGCAAATCTACATTTTGCTTCAATTTGATACATTTTTTGAAGGGAGGGGTAGTGTCCTTCTTAAATAGCAGGAGTCAGTTTTGGCTGACACCATTAACTGACGCTAAGTTTGGTTACCTGGATGATGCCACAGATGCCTGCTTGTCCTTTCTGGACACACATATGAGGAGTGCCTTTGATGGCAACCCAGTGTCTGTGGACCTCAAACACTGCCACCCAGTGCAGGTCAAATTGCCACCGATGCTAATGACATCGAATGTGGACATCACACAAAAGCCCCAGTACCTGTACCTTAGCAGTAGGATGATGACCTTTGCATTCCCAAAGCCATTTCCCTTTAACACCGATGGGACTCCTATTTTTTCCTTAACATGCCGTAGCTGGAAGGCCTTCTTTAAAAAGTGCTATCGTCAGTTAGGCTTGGATCCTGAAGAAGAGGTCAATGATGGAGGCACTGAACGAACGTTTCGCTGCACTGCAAGAAGTCCAGATGGCTCATATTGAGCAAGGGAGCACTAAGCTGTCAGATCAGAGAAAGTACTGGGAGCTATGCCGAAGGGAGCATGTCCTGCTCAACTTTGCAAGGAGGCACCACATTACTCGCTTGGGGATGAACATTGTGCCAGGCTTAGCTACCAGTGAGGCCAAGGCTAAGGATGCAATTAGGATGGGCCTCCTATTGCAGGCATTGCTGGACTCCCCTTATGCTGATGAGCCATGGAGCATGTCCGACACTAGCTTTGAGGTGCTGCTGGCACCCCCTGAACAGTGTTTCAAAAAGAATGGGGTCACAGTTGAGGTGTCATTTGACAACGACCCTCTGAACTGTAACATTTATACACTGTGGAAATGCATATACTATATGGATGAGGAGGACAAGTGGAAAAAAACAGAAGGGAAGGTGGACTATGATGGACTGTACTATGAGCAGGAGGATGGATTGAGGGTGTACTACCATAGGTTTCTTGAGGATGCTCAGTTCTATGGATCAACCTTACAGTGGACTGTGAACTATAAAAACAAACGTATTTCTGCCTCTGTTTCTAGCTCTGCGCTATCCTCTGGGCCGCTCTCACCTGCCCTATCCGAAATCGACGGGACCGAACCCCCGGCACAGTGGGGGAGAACCCTCACCCTCATCATCCAGCGACGCCTCCCCCTCCACCTCCTACCAATGCCTCAGGGCCCGTGGGGGACCAGGGGAGAAGGGGGGGGTGCCGGAGGCCCTATAAACGGGCGAGATCCAGATCCCCGAAACAACGCTCGTCATCCCCTTGTAGGGGACGATTCGGACGAGGACGAGGAGGACGGTCCCCACCGGAGATCTCACCCCAAACACCCACGTGGGGAGGGGGGAGCAGGCAAATCAGCCCCTGTGAATCCGACTGCGAGTGTCCCTCCACGTCCTACAGGGGACGGCTTGGGCGGGAGGGACCCGAAGGGGGTACCATTGGAGGAGGGACCACTGGGCCGCTCGGGGCGGGCAACAGTCCTCTTCCGGGCGGTGGGGCCAAGAGGGCCAGGACGGGAGGGGTCGGGAGGGACCTCGGGAGAGGACGACAAGGAGAACGAATTCCCAGAGGACGGGGAGGAAACGGGCCCCTCCCCAGAGTCAGAGGAGGACAGCTTAGGGTCCGAGGAGGAGACAAGCGAGGGCTCGCCCCCCCCCAGAATCTCTCCTGCAGTGCCTTATGCGCAAGTGGCGCAAAGATGTGGAGAATCTGAGGGACACGATCAATGTGGATCTGGACAATCTCCACCGGAAACTGGGGAGCCAGTAATTCTTTTTAAGGGGGATGGTAATGGTCTGAAGTGCTGGAGAAGGCGTCTGAAAACACGCCACAGGTGTTGTTTCAGCATCATCACCACAACCTTCTCCTATGCGGGTGATGAGGGTGCGGATAGGGTGGGTCGGCCTCGTATGATGATTGGTTTTGCTAGCAGTGTGCAAAGGGAAACATTTCTGTCAAAGGTAAAGATACCCAAAGGAATTGATTGGAGCTTTGGCTGGTTTGATGCCCTGTAAAGCTTGAGAACATCGGCGCACGTTTTACGGTGTCCACAGTGGCAATTGTACAGTTTTTTTACTTTTGTATGCAATCCCTCTACTAACCACTAACACCCCCCTATTTACCTATGGCGCCTCGCGCCGCACGCCGCAAGCGTGCAGATGCGGGCTCTTTGTATCGCCACTGCGTGCAAGGCGGTGACTGTATTCCTGATGTTGTCAATAAATTTGAACACAAAACTCCAGCTGACAGAATTTTACAAATTGGTGGCAGTCTGGTTTACTTTGGGGGTGCTGGGATTTCCACTGGCAGAGGTGCTGGAGGGTACCGTCCACTGGGGGGCACTCGAACCTTTACCTTTGGGAGCAGGGGGGCTGCGGGTCCGGGTCGTCTTCCTCCTTTGCTGGCTGACACTTTGGGCCCTGTTGATGCCACGGTGTATGAGGGCATCACATTTGACAGCCCTGCGGTTTCAGTTGGTGTAGACGAAGGACCAGCAATAGAGCTGACCCCTATTGGAGGGAGGGATGGTCAACCTGGGTCCGGGGCTCCCACCATCAGCACCACAACGGACTCCGATGTTGCCATCCTTGAGGTGGGCACCAGCACACCATCCTCCAGGCCAACATCACGGGGTGGCAATGTTGTGAGCAGGTCACAGTTTGAAAACCCCACGTTTGTGCCCACCCAGCCGGGCACACCTGGTGTGGGGGAGTTTTCTGCACAAGAGAATATACTGGTGGACCACTCTGGGGGCGGTGTGAGTGTTGGGGAGTTTGAGGAAATTGAGCTTGGTGACCTTGGAGAGCGCACAGATACGGGGGTACCCAAAACCAGCACTCCAAAATCTCGTTTGGGGGACTTAGTGTCGAAGGCCAAGTCTTTATACAATCGCAGGGTCACACAAACACGTGTTGAAAACCCAGAGTTTTTGGGGAGACCGTCCTCATTAGTGGAGTTTGGTTTTGAAAACCCAGCATTTGAGGGCGATGTTACACTGACCTTTGACCGTGTGCAGGAGGCTAAGGCAGCCCCTGATCTTGCGTTCAGAGACATAATAAAGCTTTCTAGGCCTATTTACAGTGAAGCACCCGGTGGCAGAGTGCGTGTGAGTCGTCTCGGAACAAAGGGTACAATCAGGCTACGCAGTGGCACCCTAATAGGTGGCCAAACACATTACTTTAGAGACCTGAGTTCTATCGGTGCACCATCCCTAGAAATGTCTGTTCTTGGGCAAACATCTGGAGAAAGCACTGTTGTTCTTGGAAGTGACAGTAGCATTATAAATGGGGTTGGCCTAGAAGGCACGGTTGCCTTTCCTGAAGAGCAGCTACTGTTGGATGAGCTTAGTGAGAACTTTCAAAACAGCCAGCTTGTGTTTTCTGACAGCCACCAGTCCCATATTATAGAACTTCCTCGGATTGCAGAATCCCCAAGGTCAAGCTATGTAATCTATGACACAGCTGACTCCACCGTGGTGTCACACAAAGGCAATGAAAATTACTTTATTAGCACTCTGACTCCACCTGACACAGAACCTGACACAGAACCTCAAACCCCTGATGAAACACCCAGAGCCCCACGTAGACCTCTAGATGACAGCGATGGCCTGACCTTTGACCTACACCCAGGCCTCCTCAGAAGAAAAAAAAAAAGGGTTAGGTACTATATAGAGTAACTTTTTATCTTACAGATGGCATCTTACTGGGTACCGCCACAGAGCGTGCTTTACCTACCACCCTCCACCCCTGTGTCAAAGGTGATGAACACGGACGAATTTGTCATTCCCACCGACATTTTTTACCATGCAAGTAGTGAGCGCCTGCTGACAATTGGCCACCCCTACTTTGATGTGAAAAAAACAGTGGAAACGGTTGACGTGATTCAAGTTCCAAAGGTGTCTGGTAATCAATACAGAGTATTCAGGGTTCTCCTTCCTGACCCCAATAAATTTGCTCTTTCCGATACCTCTGTTTACAGCCCGGAACGGGAAAGGCTTGTGTGGAAATTGAGAGGCCTGGAGATAGGTAGAGGAGGCCCACTTGGATTTGGAACCACGGGCCACCCATTAATGGACAGGCTTTCAGACACCGAGAATGGTAAAAGAGACCCCCCGCAATCCAAAGGCGATAACAGAACAAACATCTCCATGGACCCCAAGCAAACTCAGTTGTTTGTGGTGGGGTGCGAACCATGTTTAGGAGAACACTGGGATGTTGCAGAAAATACAACGTGCGAGAAGCACAAAGGGGATAAGCCTGAGGATTGCCCTGCTTTAGAGTTGATGACCAGTTACATAGAGGATGGCGACATGTGTGACATAGGGTTTGGGGCATTCAATTTTGCTGCTTTGCAGGAAACCCGGTCTGGTGTGCCTCTAGACATACTTGGGACCACCTGCAAGTACCCTGACTATTTGAAAATGGCAAATGAAAAGTCTGGTGACCACTGTTTTTTTTTTGGGAAGCGTGAGCAGGTATACTGCAGGCATATGTTTGTCCGGGAGGGCAAGGTAGGTGAGGAGCCTCCAGAGAGCCTGTACTATAAGGGGCAGGCCCCAGCTAGAGAGACACTCTCCGGTTCTATCTACTATGGAACTCCCAGCGGTTCTCTAGTAAACAGTGACACACAGCTGTTTAACAGGCCTTTTTGGCTAAACAAGGCTCAGGGAAAAAATAACGGGATTCTTTGGAATAACAATATTTTTGTGACAGTTGTTGACAACACCAGAAATATTAACTTCACAATCTCCAAGCATGAAAATGGTAACAATGGTGTGGGTGTAACCTATGAAACTGGAAAGTATAGACATTATTTAAGACATGCAGAGGAGTTTGAACTGTCTTTCATTGTTCAATTGTGTAAAGTGTCTCTGGACCCAGATATACTTTCTCATATCCATGCTATGAACCCTGATGTATTAGACTTGTGGAATCTAGGCTTTGTCCCTCCCCAAAGCTCTGGGATTGAAAGTACATACAGGTACCTCAAGTCAAAGGCCACTAAATGTACAGAGCCAGGAGTGGACGAGCCGAAGGACCCCTACGCTGATTTTGTCTTCTGGAACGTGGATCTGAAGGAACGGCTGTCCCTGGAGCTTGACCAGTACTCGCTAGGACGCAAGTTTCTCCATCAATCTGGCCTCTCTCGAACTGGGTCCTCCATGCGTTCGAAGCGGAGCAGTTCATCAAGAAGGAAAAGTTCATCCAAAAAAAGGAAAACTAAATAATATTGTATATTTATTATTTAATAAAGGCACACTGCATTTAGCCTTGTCACTGTTCTTGGCTTCCAAAGTGGTGATTAAGAATGACCTGTTCGGGTGGACCATCGTTGGCGATCGTACAACTATTTTGCCAGTTTTAATAGCGACCGCGCCCGGTATTTTGGCAGGACATCTGCCGCACCCCTGGCGGTATAACAATGTCGAGTGTTCCTGGCGGTAGTCCCGGAGTTTCGCGCCTCAGCTTGAAGAGATTATATCTTTGTTCTGGAGCCCTGCCCGGGGTTGGAAACCGCTGACGATTGTATTTCACTGAAAGCGACCGCTACCGGTCCTTCTGACTAAGGTAAGGTGATGATAGTTGCCAACTACTATTACAGAGTGTTCCAAAAAACACCAGTTCCGGTACATATAAAAACAGTCACTTTTTTGCGCCGCTACTGCTTTTCC